GATTGATCTACGGTTGTTACTTTCGTAGCACTGCTACCAATTATCCCAAGAGGAAGTCGTTGAAATTCTTGCTTAACAGAGTTTCCATTCATATCAATCATTGTTATTTTTATATCCTGCCACGTTACAACGCCGGGATACTTGAATTTGTGATTGATTAATTGAAATTCTTTTAGATCAACGTTAGCGGAAGGTTTTGAGCAAGTCTTAACATTAGGCAAAAAAAACCCATTCGCAATCTCCACAATGAAGCGAGATTTGCGTTTGGGTTCCACATTGGCACTAGTCCACCAAGACATTCAATAAACCTCGTTAGCTTGCAGGTCCGTTGGTTGCAAAGAATGGAACGTTCTGAAGCTTTCCAGTTTGACAAGTTGCCCAATCATAACGAAGAGAGATATCAACAGTTGTTAGTTCGTCATTCTCATAATCAAGATCAGAAAATGAGATCTTCTTGATGAAAGGATTTTGAAGAGTCCAAGTTTCTGTAGCTGCACCTTCAGCATCTAGTTGCTCAATTACAACTGAAACTAACTGCCCAACAGACTTTGATTTAGATTGTGTAATTAATTTAGATGTACTCGGTAATTGATAACCAGAATCTTCAACAATTTTGTTTAAAATTGCAGTTGCGTTTGGAGAAACAGGATCAACAAGAGTCATTGTAATCTCTTGCCATTCTGTTTTTCCTGGCCAGTAAAATGAGTGACCTAGAAACACATGTTTTGATTCTGCTGTCGTAAAGTTTGGTTTTTGAACTTTTTTTGCCCACCAAACTAAAGAGTCAGTCTCATCGGAAGCCAGTTGTGCTCCTTGTGAATTGAAACCATTAATGGTAACTTTCCATCTAAAATTTCTTTTGGGGTCTTTCCCAAGACTTCCATCAGTCCAAAATGCCATAATTAAATTCTCCTGTAATGTTTATAATAATTAGCTAGTCTATGCAAATTCTGCACCTGTTTTTGAAATCATAAAGTCAATAGCGATAAATTCAATTGCTCTTGCTGGTTTCAAGAAAACTTTTGCATACATAATGTTTCTATCAATCAAGTCTGGTGTCGTAGTGGTCTCATCTAAGATTAATCTATAGTCTGTTAGACCAAAACGATTTTGAACATCAGATAGTATTGGCTCAGCTCTTCCTTTAAAGTCTGCCCAAGTTGCTGGAACGTTGTTTTGGAAAAGAGTGTTCTTTGCAACTTCTCCGATCTCTTTCTTAATGTAAAGCATTAATCGACGAACGTTAATTCTATCAAGAGCTGAGGCTCTTTGTTGTAGAGTCTTTTGTCCAAAGACAACAAGTCCTTCGTTAGGAAATGAGGCAATTGGGTTAATCCCTACAGCATATAGATCATCTCTATCTTTTACGTCAAGTCTTTGTCTTGCTTGAACTACTGTCGGCCCAGAAGGTCCGCCAAGTGAACCAAGTCCACCACGGTTAAATCCAGCAGGAGCAAACCATAATTCA